TACTCATTTAAGCAGCCTTCCCATTCTTGAATAGGATTTCAATTTTCTGAATAGACAGAGCAGCACCATTGATGTCTGTCTCATATCCAGTTTGCACAATCTTCCCAGACCCAGATGCATTGACAGTCAGTGTGTTCAATGCAACACCATCTGAATACTCAGCAATCCCATACTCACCAATCCCATACTCAGACTCACCTTGAGTCGGAATCTGTACGTTCTGAGACAAGTAGTTTTCGTTGAAGTCGTAACCCCATTTGAAGGTCACAAACTGATTAGAGCCACCAATCAAGATCGACCGAATCTTCTTCACAATACTCGTCACAGCCTGGTCGCCCAAGTCAGCATGGTTCGTGTAGTACATCATCCTGTAAGTAGAACCATCATCTTGATAGTTGCCATACAAACCAATGTACCCAGTCTTGCCCAAGTAGACCTGACCATTCCTGCGAGACAGGAAAGATGTAGGCTCAATGCTGTCCCATACAGTTACACGCAACGAACCATCTTGCAAAGAAGCCTTCATGTCAAAGCAGTAGACTTCATCAACGCTTGGCAAAGACAGCAGGTAGAAGCCTTCACGCTCACTGTAAACAGACTTGATGCTGGAATATGTCTCGCCAGCCACAATCTGCATCAGGTCGTTACGGACATTCTTGGATAAATCACGCTCTGGAGCAGACTTCTCTTGAATCGTCCTCATCAAAGAACGAACACCACTGTTTGACAAGAAAATCACATCAGAACTGGTCGTCTGGATCGTGTCACGAGCAATCAGCCCAATACCACCAATCGTGTCTGACAACACAAGTTCAGCAGGGGTCGTAGCATTCTCGTAAACAAGAATCTGACGCTTGCCAAAGATGAACAAGAAGTCGTTGTGAGAAGCCAATCCTTGCACTTCATCAGCGCCATTTGCCCACACTCTGTCCACATTCAGGCTTCCAGATGTGCCACCAGACCACACATGACCTGACAGCAAATCAGAGAAGTAAACAGTCGTCTTGTTCGTTGAAGTGTTAGCCACCCACAAACGACCATAGGCAGAGATCACCACATCACCAGAAGGAACAGTCCCAACATAGCCTGACTTCTCGCTGACACGGCGATATGTCGTAGTGCTAACAGCAGGGTCATAGATCAAAGGATCGTGACCAGTCTGGAAGAAGTAAGTGATCCCATTGAGAGAAGCACAAGACCAGTTGCTTGCAGTAATGGTCGGGGCTACCCCTCCCCCCCCATAGGTCAACTCAACAACAGCATTTGACCCGTCTAGTTTGAACAACTTGTTGTTGCCAGCAAACAAGACAGTGATCGTGCCATCAGACTGAACCAACTCATGCATAGCCCCAACATCGTTAGAGCCAAGATTACCAGAAGATGAGTTGACTTTAGACCAGCCCTTGCGTGAGCCAATCCGTCCATAGCGGTCAATGATGCAGTTGGTGGCAGTCAAAGCAAAGCCAGCCGCCAAATCAAGCGGAGAATCCTGCGTGTTCAGACCATAGAAGCCTGGCGCAGAGATGCTGGCAATTGACAGACCTTCAGCCATTTAGACCGCCACAAACAGTTGGTTTTCAATAGAGTTTGTCCCTTCCATAGCAATGAAGTCAGACAACATTGATCGCCCCAAGGCATAAGCCTCAGAACTGGACAAACCACCATCCTCACCTCGCTCAACCAATCCCCTTGCATAAGCCAACTGGATGATGACAGGCTCAGCAACACTCAGCGTGTCACTGTCATTCGTCATGTCAGCAGTCGGAACAAAGAGATTGAATTTCAGGGCATAAACGCCATCAGGAACAGGCCAAATATCAACTTTGGCATCTCCACCAGACACACCACTGATGGCATAGTCTCTAGGACTTGATTGCGTTTGAGCGCCAAAATTGAGGTTGCGGAACATCGTATTGCCATCTATGTTCACCATAGAGAAATACGCAGTTGTGTTGAAGACATCCTCAACACGGAAGTTCTGTCCAGCACCTGTTAGCGTGTAGTTGCTCGTTCCAGCAACAGTGTTGATTGAAATCGTCTGACGCAACGCATTCCAGTTAAATGCGTTCTCAACCTGACGCTTGGCATCATTGACAAACTTGCCAATCAGTCGAGAATAGTCAGTCAGCGCAACAGTAGTGACTGTCTGCTCACGCAAACGAGTCAAAACATCGTTAACAGCCTGAAGATAAGTCGTACTCATGCTCTCTTATCTCCCTTTTCTACAAATGTACAGATGATCGTGAATGTGGAACCAGATTCAGGAGTCGCCTTAACCTGATCACCCTCTTCCAACACAACATAAGCACCACCATCAATCTTTTCATACACTTTGCTGTTCAAAGATGCAGAAAAAACAGTGTATGTGGTGTTTGCAGAAGCGTCATACCAGTCAAGGGTGAACGTCTTCGTCGATCCAGTGTTGTTGAAGATGTAAGAAAGATTCCACTCGGCGTAATAGCCAGTCGGAACAGTGTAGATCGTTGTGGTCGATCCTGCTGTTGGCGTTGCTCCGACTGATAGTGACCTCATTTCTTACCCTTGTTCCTTGCTGAGATCGCCTTGGCTTTCGCTTTGGCATCCGCTTTTGAACTAGCACCCCAGGCTTGAAGGGAAAGAAGAAGTCTAGTCGGCTTCCCATCTTTATATTCAGGCCCAGGCATACTGCCCATTCTTGCTAGAAAGGAGGCCCGTCGAGGGTTGTCGCCGCTTTTGACGGGAGGCTTTAAATTCCCGCCAGTTGACGCATTATAAGACGCTCTGCCTTTTGCGTTCAACCCCCCAGAAGCAGATTTCCCCTCTTTTCTTTGCCAAGCAGGGGTCTTCATTTCTTCCTCGCTGCACGAATGTTGTCCACCATGTTGGGATATGGACGACCAGCCGCTTTAGCCATCTTCTTAGCCACCGCCTTCTTTGCAGGGCTAAGAGGCTTGGATTTGCCAATGCTTTTGGGGCGCTTTTGCTCCCAGATCGGCTTCATTTCTTAGCCTTTTTCTTGGGTTTAGCCATGCCAGCCATGCTCAACCCAATGGCAACGGCTTGCTTTTGAGGGACGCCCTCTTTCCGCAGTTTGCTGATTTTGGCGCTGGCAGCAGCCTGCTTGCCCTTTTTCGTGTAAGGATACTTCTTCCCATCAACCATCGGCATGATTATCCCCTTCCAAACATCTTTTCACCAACAAAAGTAAGGATGCCTCCAACAATGGAGGCAATCGTCATACCCATCCAAAACCCGCCTTTGCCCTTATTCGCTAGTTCTAAGAGCGTTTTTACATCATTGCGTAGTTCTGTGACATCTCGTTGAAGTTGCTTAACTTCCGCTTCAAGTTGCCCGAACTCTCTTGCGCTAATGTCAGACATTTATCACCTCTTTGCGTGGACGACCAAGTTTCTTCCTTGGAGGCACAGGCGCACTGAAAGCAGTATCAGTTCTAACTTGATCAGGCTGGACTAAGGGTTTCTCCTCATTAGTCTCTTCGTCAATCAGAACATAGTCAGGATGACCTCTCATGCTGTCAATGTCGTGCTGAAGTGTAAAAGTTACGGATTGACCGCTTCTAACACAGCGAAATGTTGCCATTTTGAGCCTCTCACATAAAAAAAAGGGGGTTGTTAGCCCCCTTATTTGCCTAATTAGGCAACCTGACGACCAATCACCATTCGCAAGGTGCTAGAAGCCAAGTTAACAGAACCACCAGTTTCGTTCTGGAAACGGATAGAGACAGTGTTTGCTGCGCTGACATAGCCAGTCACAATCAAACCAGCCACATCCACGGCCAGAGAAATGCTGATTACTTGGTCGCCCAGAGCAACGCCAGGGACAGCCACAGTATCGGTGTCGCCTGCGCCATCAGACAGATCATCTGCATCAAGCGTAGCACGAACAACCCAAGTGTCAGAGTACAGACCACGGAACTGGTCGTTACCTTGACGCACAACAACAGAACTTGCGTTTGCCATTTCCTAATCCTCCAATTACAGGTTAAAAAAAGACCACCCCCCTCTTGTGAAGGGGGATGGCAACTGCAATTAGGCAGGAACAGCCAGAGCGAAAGCGCTGGACGACAGAGCAGCACCAACCGAGGCGGCGGTACGCAGAGCCTTCACGCCATACAGCGTGTCAGCAGTCAGCAGGTTAGCAAGGTATTCTTGCTTGTACTGGGTCTGCGAACGGATGCCCATTTGCTCAACCAGAACCATCGAATCACGATGACCCATCAAGCAGATGCGGTCAGCACCACTGTTACCAGCGCCGTAGTCAGCATTGCTGGTGACAAACACGGGGATGCCGTACAGGTTGCCAATCTCACCATTGCGGATAGCGTTGCCATCACCTACAAAGGCTTGCTCGGTGTAACGAGCCAGACCCATCAGGGTGTTGCGGCTCGACGGGGGGATGATGAAGAAACGACCATCCATGGGCACATCGTTGTCGTCCAGACGCTGAATGGTGCGGCGAATAGCAGCATCAGTCAGAGCAGCGGCGTTCGAGGTGGACGAGTTGTAAGCGGTCGTGCCATCAGAGCCGATGAAGGCTTTGGTGGAAGCAGCCGAGGTAGCGTAGTCGTTCGTGCCGATGGTAGCGCCGTTGAAAGCACGACCCAACTGAACCAAGTCGGTGTCGATCTGGCGAGCCAGAGCGTAACCAGCGTCTTCGGTGTAGAAGGAACGCAGGCTGGTCAGGGCTTGCACTTCAACGATGTCTTCGATCAAACGGCTGTACTCGTAGTGCTTGTTGATGCTAACTTGCACTTCGGTTTCAGTCGCAGCGATCAGGGTCACAGCGTCAGTTGCAACTTTGGCGTTGGCAGAACCACGGGTCGGGGCGGGAATGTGAACGGTGTCACCTTTCTTGCCCTTGAAGTTCATGCGCTTGACCAAGTTGGCCAGAACGAGGTTCTTCTTGTACGCAGCGATAATCTCATCACTCCAAATCTCAGGAATGAACGTTGCTGCGGTGGTGGACGTTACGCTATTTGCGGGGGAAAAAGCAGTGTTTGCCATGTTTCAATCTCCAAAAAAGTTACTTCACACGACCCTCTGCGTATGCTTGCATGATCTCATCTGAGAGTGCTTCATAACGACCAGGGTCAGTCATTTTCAGCCGAATCAGGTCGGCCCTTCGATAGATGCGCTTCGTAGATTCACCAGTTCCACCAGTATCAACCCCTGCGGCTTTAAGGTTCTGCTTTCTGATCTGCTCACCAGCATTCTCAGTCTGCTTTGCCTTAACACCACGGATCGCCTTGTAGGTAGACAGCAATTCATTAGCCGAGTCGAAATCATATTCAGCATCTGCTTTGGCAAACAAGGCTAGGCGAACAGACGATCCCTTCACCCAGTCAATGAACCCCTGATCTGCAACGATTTCTTGCATATCAGGATGCTCTTTTGCCAGTTTCTGCTGAACTTGCATCTTCTTGAATTCTTGAGCCGCTTGTTTGGCTTCAAGAACAGCAGGATGCGATTCAACTGTCTTCTGAACTGCCTTTTGTGGATTTTCAAAGAAATCTACTTCAGGCTCTTCCTCTTTAACCGCTTGTTGCTTGCCTCCGAGGTTCTGTTTGATGAGTTCATCAGCAAGTTTACGAACTTCCCCAACCTCTTGAGCCTGCTTACCAATCAACTTCTCAGCCTCTTGGTGCATTTTGATGATGTCATCTAACGATTTGCCCCGATACTTGTCGGGAAGTTCAGATGACGCTGGCTCAACAGACTTCTCTAGGGTTTGTTCCTCAACTTTTATGTCTTCACCCAACTTCTCGTCTTCATTGTCAACTAGCATGGTTGTTTCCTTTTCCTGCCGATATCGGTTCTAGGAGATATGAACTCGACAAAACCTGTTTATGAGTTCGCTTTACGCTCCGCTGCCAACTTTTCACGATGTATGCGATCAAACTTGTTTGCCGCACCTGGGAAACTCCCAGACCATCCTTCCAACTTGACTGACGGGGCACTTATTTTGCGTCTTGCTACACCACCACAAGCACACTGAACATCAACCGCCTCATAATCAGTCAATTTCTCAGTAGTCGAGTGGCAAGCACCACACAAAAATTCATACATTCTTTTCATTCAGTTCCTCAAACGCTCTTTCGCTGACCTGTTTCAAGGTTTTCAGCCATGTCAAGATAGACGCTTCGCCTTTCTTGAACATGAGGTCTTTCTCATCCTGAATCACGGCTATATTATTCAAAGAGGATAACATATTGTCAATATCCTCCATTAAATCTTTCCAGCCTTGCGTTGCCATCATGGAGAAACGCTCAGTGTAGTATTTTTCGAGTTCTTTATCCATTTTGATTAGTTAAAAAACATTAGGAAGTTGCCTGTTGCACTGACAGGAGGGGCGACGACTTGACCATTGATGTAACTGACGGACAAATACTCCATTGTTCCGTCATTGGACAAGAAGTTCAGACCCGTGTTGTTGCCTGCATCGATAGACAACACGCCCATGTTCCACGCACTAGGCTTCTTGAGAATTGCCTGTGTTGTGTTGGTAGAACCAAGAGGTAACAAATTGCCCAATGCTCCACTGATCGTGAAACTACTAAACTCGTTGGTTGTACCGCCTGTGAACTGGATGCGCCCGATGGCTGTGTTGGTGAGGCCTGCAAACTTGTTGGAGCCTGTGACAGTCAGCGTTCCAGCGCCGCCTTGGTTCAACGTGGGGTAGGTTTGGATGCCGCCGCCTGCAAAGGTCTTGGCAGATGCGCTGGTCAGGCTGATTGTGCCTGTGCCGGTGACGGTGAGCGCCGATGTTGTGCCGGAGTTAAACCAGACAGTTGATGATCCAGTAAGCGTCCATGTCCCAGAACCTATTGCTGCGGTGCGAGAAAACGTGGATGAACTTGAGACACCTTGAGAGGTTACGTTGTAACCGTTTGCGTCAAAAGTTCCTTGGGTAATGTCTATCGCACCCGCAATCGCCATGCTTGTAATAAAAGCATCTTGAAGCGTCACAGCCCCGCTAGGTGTGTTGATGACAAAACCTTGTGTAAAAGTTTTCCCTGCACTCGTAATAGTCTGACTACCACGCCCTGCAAACGTCAGCGTACTTGTACCCGTCAGCGTAGTGCCAGTCCCATTGGTCCAGTTGCCGTAGATCGCTGGTGTCTGCGTACCGGTTGCCAACGTCATCGTATTACTGGTGCGGGCACTCATGTCGATGGTGCCGATGTTGTAGGAGGCTGTGATAGTAACCGTTGAACCCGAGGAAGGGTAAGAAGCTGCCGGAAAAAATGCAGTGTCTTGAGCAAGAGGAAAAGCCGTTACATCGCCAGTTCCACCACTTGTAAAAGACCAGTTTGTGCTGGTGTTCCAGTTGCCAGAACCAACGCCTCGGTAATACACCGTCTTTGGCGCATCAAACGTAATCCCGCTGTTGCCCTTGCAGTCGCCCAAGCGAGTACCGCTGACAGGAGCCGCTGCCCCTGCAATGGTGATGTCACGGAAGTCGATGTCTTGCAACGTATCAACAGCAGCGCAGGTCAATGTGCGTGTTGTTCCGATGGCGCTTGAGCGCACGAACGTCCTCATTGTGGCGTTGGTTCCTGCGGAGAGCGTCAGAGTGCCGTTGATGGTTTGGTCGGCAAAGACAATTACGTTGTTTATCCCTGCGGATGTTCGCCCAACAATTGAAAGGTTGTTGAAGGTATTGATCGCCCGTATCTGGGGAATCACCGCAGCGTTTGTGAAGGACACGTTGTAAAAAGTAAGCCCAGCACCTGAGTCTGTTCCAGCTTGCAACGTCGCGCTTGAGCCTGTTGCGACAATGTTTGAAGTACCCGCGTTAAAAGTCAGGTTCGTGTTTGTGGTTATGTTGATGAAAGGGTTGCCACTCAACGTCACCGTACTACTACCCAGATTGATCGTGCGGGTGTTGCTGTTGCTGGACGACAGGGATGATGCGGTGACGTTGTAGTTGTTGGTGGTGAAGGTGCCTCTGGTTACAATAAAAGAGGCTGAATTGGCTGTAATTGCTGAGGCCAATTCATAGTTTCCGTTACTGGAGTTATTACCAAACGTAATAGTGTTCGTTGAAAGTGTTTTACCAGCGGTGTTAATTGACTGAACAGCACCCCCAACACCGTTTTCAAACTGCAATGTCCCAGAATGGGAAAAAGTCATTCCAGAAACTAATGTAAAACTTCCATATACGACCAGCGTTTGGCTTCCAGAGAGTGTTCCGGTAAAGCCTGTAAAGTTCAGATTACGGCAAGAAGCCAGAGCGGAAATCGTCACCGTCACCGCACCACTGTTCGCATCAAAGAACACATTGTCAGCACTGGTCGGAACAGAAGCACCACCAGTGCCACCAGACGTAGTTGCCCACTTGGTTCCTGCTGTGGCATCCCAAGACCCTGTGCCACCAACCCAGTATCTATCAGCCATGCTTACTCCTCAACAGGAGTTTCGGCCGGGGCTTCCTCTACTGGAGGAGCAGTTACAACAGCAATCCAATTGTCTCGACGCTGTTCTTTCATCGCCTGAATCTCAGCATCAGTGAAAGTATGGTCATCAGGCAAGTGAAGAGCATCAGCAAACTTGCCATGAGGAGTGTCAAATTCAAAGTCAATTTTGATCATGATCATGCCTGTGTTACAACTGCGATAGCATCCCAGAATACATCAGTTGAGTTGTAAATACAACCAACATAAGTGATTTTTGAAGCCGTTGTCGTAGTTGGTAGCGTAATTCCAACAGCCCTGAATGCACCACTTGTCGTCGTCCAAGTAATTCCTCTTGCGCTACCATTATCTTCAATGCGAATCATCAATCTTTGACCATTGACAGGCGTACCACTAGGAGTCAAGAATGTGATTGCACCAGTCAACCCAAAGCAATCAAAGACATCACTCGTGTCCCCGTTTACAGTGAAGTTGCCCGATGTTGCTCCAGGTGTCGTTACTCTAGGATTAACCCGTTTGTTAGTCAGAGTCTGAGTATCTGTCGTGCCAACAATCGTCCCACTAGGGCCAGTCATTGTTGCAGCAGTTCCAAGACCAAGACTTGTACGACCAGTAGAAGCATTTAGCCCAGTAGCACCACCATCCCACTTCAACCGATCCGTGTAAGCCGTATCCCAGTTGCTTGAGTTGTTCGTTGTGGTGTACCAACTAGAAGCCGTGTAGACTGGATCAGTCTCTGTTGTAAGGTATGTGCTTGTGTCAAGAGTCCAAGTATTTGCGCCTGTTTTCTTTAAGAATCCAGATGTTCCAGAAAGACCAGCAATAGCAGACAAATCTGCGTCATATCCCTGAATAGAAACGCCAATATCTGCTGGCAACAAATATCCAGCAGAAGCATGGTTGCCCCATGAGTAGGCGGTATCCCAGTTTGACGAATTGTCAGTCACAACAGAGTATGTGCCTGCACCAGTTCGCTTCATCAAGCCATTGCTTGTGAAGTCACCATCCATTACTGCACCAGCAGCCGCCACATTGGTTGCATCAGTTACATCAGCGCCGTCCTCAATGCCTGACAATTTTGTTTTTTCAGTAGTCGTGTAGTTGTTGTCTGTATGGACATAACTAGCATCAATCACTGTGTTTGCGTTGTAAGCCTGAACAGATACGCCAATATCTGCGCTATCCAAGTAGCCAGCAGTAGCGTGATTACCCCAAGAATAAGCAGTGTCCCACTCAGTTTGCTTTGATGTCGTTGGAATTGAATATCCAGACTGCAAAGTAACAGCAAAAGTTCCGCTAGTCGTAATTGGAGAACCAGAGACTTGCAGTCCAGTTGGAACCGACATTGCAACTGAAGTAACAGATCCTCCAGCACTAAAGTAAGGCAGAGTCGTCCAATCGTCTACACCATTGCCAACTTTTAACTTTAGAGTATCAAGTTCAACGCCACACTCTCCTTCTGCAAGTACAGGATTCACAGATGTCCAGTCAGCGGAATCACCTCTACGAAATTGAATCTGAATCGCCATTAAATACCCCCTCCGTCGATAGCATCTATGCCACCATAAACACTATCTGGATGACCGCCATCAAGATTGGCAAATGCTTCACCATTAGCGCCAGACAAGCCTGGAGCGCCTTGTGGGCCTCTTTCGCCCTTCTCTCCAACAACTTCTCCAACATTGATAACTTCGCCGTTAGACAGAGTGATGATTAAAGAGCCATCAAAGTCGATCTTTGTACCGACAACAGAAACGCCATCGGATCCATCTTTACCATCAACTCCGTCTTTACCAGGATCACCCTTGTCGCCCTTATCACCTTTCTCGCCACGCTCACCTTGTGGGCCTTGATCGCCTTTTTCACCCTTTTCACCCTGTGGGCCTTCGAGTTTTTGGACTTCAAGAACGTGGTTTTTAAGGTTAGGTAGTTCTTTATCAAGCAGAATTGCCAATGCAGCCAACTTTGCATCAGTTGACGCATCAGAAAACAGAATCTGCTTAATATCCATCATTCACCAATGATACTCTTGAGAAGATCACTGTCTTTTTGTTTTTGTTGGCTCTTGTCTGCATTTTGCAACTCAACAACCTTCAACTTGTTCTCAATATCCTTCTCTTTGAGCATCAACTCAGCAATCTTGACTCGCTTATTGAACTCTTTTTCTGCCTCGGCAGCAGAATCAGGAAGGTTTTGAGTAGCAGCAGATAGCGTCTTAGCCTGAACTTCAGCAGGCATCAACTGAGTCTCAACCATAGTCTGAGCCGCTTCAGCCCTGTTGCGCTCTGCCTGAGTTGCATTTGCCAAAGCCTGTGCCTGAATTGCTTGCAACTCCAGCATAGCCCTCTGTTGAGCCAGTTGCTGAACTTGCGGATCAGGCTGAGACATCTGATCAAGAGCCGCCATCAACTCGTACCTGTTCGTCAGGCTAGAGTTGTTCAAGATTCCCTTCAGAATCAACGGCAAAACAGGAGTATTCGGGCCAAGAGTCTGCAACAGAGAGATGAACTGTTGCTGTTCATACTCACGAGCAATGATGCCAAGGGTAGCAGTCGGAATGAACTTCATATCCACAGTGGGATAGCGTTCAGGGTCAAACTGCATATAGCGCCAAGCAGCCTTCTGGATGAACGGGATCAAGAAATCTTCTTGGAAGTTCACCAAAGTGCGCTTGTACTTCTTGATGATGGAGGCAACAGCCATGCTGATACCACCATTTCCAGCATCACGAGCCACTTGACTGACCATGCCTTGTGAGTCTAGCGTCCCAGTGGCCTGCAAAAGCATCTTTTCAAACGCTTGGGCAGTAGTCATGTTGCTGGCATCGGTGTTGCCAAACTTGAATGGGAACAAAATCTCGTTAGGATTGCCATTTGTCAGGATAGCCTTGCCAGGACGAACCTCAAACTTGGCTCCACGGGGCAATCGAGTGGCATCCAAAGCCATCATCGGAGAAGTCGTCAGTGCCAGAGAGTCAAGATGGCTTCTGACCTGTGCATCAATAGCCATTTGACTGTTAAATGCCTTCTCAACAGTGCCACGACCAAGCAATCGGTTAGGAACAGTGTCATCCTGATACGCAATGACAGGGCGATCCTGCATCATGTAAGGATTCTTCTCAGCCTTGAGCAACACAGAGTCATTGGCAATCACGACAATGGCTTCAACAAGGTCTGAATACTCGTCTTGAACACTGTCTTCAGGGAACAGGTCAACGACTTCAGCGCCTTCATTTTCCAGTTGCTCAAGATACTCACGAGGCACAAGACCATAGTAGGTCAGCAATTTGACCTTGTCGTCTTGATACTGAGTGCTTTCTTGAGTAGGCTCCAAGCGGTCATCAAGGGAATCCATCCCGATTTCCACTTTCCTGTAAATCCCACGCTCTTGTCCCTGCACAATCTTGTGGATAGAGACATACTTCTCAATAGCAACCCCCATGCAGTCATCAATAGACGTGCCATTGGGGTCAAACAAGAAGTTCTTGGGGTTAACAGGGACAATCTGGACAGACAAGCGATCACGCTCAATCACGCCAATGGCTGCTTGACCAGGTTGTCCAGGAATAGGCTGAGTAGCAGGGACAAACTCTTTCTTTGTCGTAACGATGATTTCGCCAATGCCAGTGCCATAAATCTCAGCCATCAACTCAACTTGATCGATAGACTTCCTGATCTTGTCCATCTTGAAGTCTTCCATGAGTTGATTCTTGATCAACCCGACATCAAGAGGAGTGCCATTCACATCTTGCACATCATCGGCAATGTCAAAGAACTCGCCCTGACCAAAGATGGCTTCCATGATCTCAGCATGGCGGGTTTCAACCGCTTGTTGAGTGGCAGGAGTGACAATGCGACTGCGCTCAGAGTCACGAGTCTTGTCCTCAGAAGCCCACATACCACGGAAGATGCGCTCGTATCGTTCCCAGTCATCTAGGTAGTTAGTGTCTCGCCAGTCCCTCCAGCGATCACAATGGTCAACAACGAAACTAACAATCTCTTTGTCAGAATCACTAGGCTGGTCAAACTGGTTTTCTTCCATCAAACCCCCGAAATAACGTCAATAGGCTCCCAATCATCCTCATTGTCGCCTTCAAAGTAGGTTGTGACGTTCATTTGGTCAATGTAAGAAAGTGCATCTGGGAGGTCATCATGCACCCCTTTTGATGGGAAAAGCAATAGTTGGTCTATAAACTCATCCCAATCTTCGTCCGAATTTAACACAATTCTGCCATGCTCAAAGCGTCCTTGCAACGCCCAAATGATCCTGTCCGTCTTCTTCTTGTTCCCGTGGGTCAGGTCATGGATATGGGCAAAACAGTTGTTTTTACGCATCATGTCTGACAAATAGGGCATTACAGCGTTCTTCAACGCCCCCCTCTCAATCCCAACAGCCAGAGGGCGATACTCCCGAATTGCCATCAGAATCTTGGTGGCAGTCTCTTGGATGTCCCATCTGCCGTGGATGATCTCTTTGACAAACCAAACCCCGTCATCAGTGGCTTTGACCACCGCAATAGCAGACTCATCTAACTTGATTTTGGCGTTTGCCGCTGCTTTAGCCACTTCTTCAAAGCCAGCCAAGTCGCAAGCAATGTAGTAACTGCCATACTCAGGCTCAACCCCGTACTTCAGCCACTCTTCTTTGAAGACATCAGCGCCTGCATTGTTGAAACTAGCCTTGTATTCCTGATTGAACGCAAAGGTAGACATCGTTTTCTTGGCGTTTTCAATCTCTTTGGGGTCGATCAGAGGGTTGTCAGCAGTGGTGAAGTGCCAAGCCTTCCACTCAGGGTCTTCTGCCTCCAGACCCAACTTGTACATATCGTAGAACCAGTTCCTACCTTTTGGCGATCCAATAAACAATCCACGGCCTTTTTTATCAGATAAAGAGGCTCGAATCACTTGTTCCCAAGCCTCAGGCTTAATATCTGCTACCTCATCCAACACAACATAGGTCAAACTCAAGCCACGAAGCGTATCTGGTCGATCAGCGCCACGAACGTAAATTTTTGCGCCATTGATTAAGGTTATGTCCAAATTGTTGATGTGACTACTTGCAATGATTTCTCTTCCAAGTTGCAAAAGCAAGTCCCAAATAATTTGTCTTGCCTGTCCATTGGTTGGTGCTACATACATAACAGCAGATCCAATTGGGCATCTCAACCCCTCAACAAGCAAAGAAATTGCAGATAGCCGTGATTTGCCACATCGACGACCAGCCGCAACAACCTTGAATCTCGTTTTATCGGCAAAAACTTGTTGCTGCCACGGCAATAATTCAAAACTTAGATCAGACATTGTGGACTCTTAAGTAACTAGCAGCCATTTCAAGAAGGTTTGGGCTGTCTTTGAAAAATCCAATGCCAACATTGCAATTGGCACATAGCAATCGTCTGACAGCGCCTGTTGTGTGATTATGGTCTACAACCAGTTTTTTACCAACAGATTCTTCTGCCAGGCTACAAATGCCACAGCAATATTTTTGCTCTTCACGCATCTGGTTGTACTTTTCAAGCGTTATCCCATACTTGCGCAAAAACGCCTTATCTCTGTGTCTCTCTTTGTTGTTTTGATACCAGTCTTTTGCTCTCTGATCAATCTTGTCTTTGTGTTTTGCGTAATGGCGCTCTTTCTGAAGTTTTTGTTTTTCAGCATTATTGGCACGCCATTGAGATGCCTTTTTTCTTTGGTACTCTTTCCGTTTGTCTGATTTGTCATCAGCAGATACGCACTCTTTGCATTTGTACTGGTATCCACGGGTAGTTGTCGTTGCTTTGTGAAAGCAAGACACAGGCAAAAGCCTTTTGCAGGTATTGCATTGAAGTTCCATGATTTCCTCTTGTAGAAGGTTGGGGTGTTCAACCATGCGCACCCCACACGCATTACAAGCCTGTCTCCAGGTCGGTTGTTTTTGATTCTACATCAACGACATCATTGTCGCCAGAAGAAATATTGATTGGAGCACCACCAAGGCCAGTGATGTTAACAGTGACAGCACTTCTTTGGTTCTTTTCTTTCTCAAACATACTGACAGGCAGTGTTCTGTCCATCAGTAACTTGATCATAGAGGCTTGGGCGGGATGTTCGTCGTTCATGGCAATCTCAATTGCTTTGTGGACGACATTTGTGCCAGCAGAGTTCAGAAGGATGTTTTTCAGGGCTTTGAGTCTTTGCCCTTCAGTCACTGGAAGCAAGTCTTGTTTCTGTTTAGCAATGTCAGTGACAGTCATCTGCCCAATTGCTTTAGGAGGACGACCTCGTTTTCTCTTGATTTGTACATCAGTCATTCTTTTGCCCATAGAAGGAAGTTATTGAGTAGGGTAAACCCATTGACAAATTCTGTCAAGAAGGTATATTTGCTTCGGGGCCATGACCCAGCCCTCCATGCTGTTGAGCCGACAAATTGGGATAAACGTGGCGAATCAGGCGAGTTTCTAGTAAGGCAGTGACAAAGACGGGATGTCTTCACACTCAACCTGAACGGGGCAACGTTGCTTGAACTGGTAATGTCTGACAAACAAACCAGTAGCCTAGATAAACAAGAGGCTCTCTTCGAAAGAAGAACTACCCTATATATAC